AATCGTGGCAGCTACCATAAATGCAACTATAAAAAGTGAAACTGCAAATAGCTATGTCACATTGACAGAGGCTAATACTTACTTTGAAACTGTACCTGATTCAAGCACCTGGACTAATAAAACAGACGATCAAAAGAATAGATCATTAATAGCAGCTACAAGATGGATTGATACTTTTGTATTTCAAGGAGATAGATGTGACGAAGATCAGGCATTAAAATTTCCCAGAACAAATTACCAAGTAGATAGAGTTGAATTAAGTTGTTCTACTATTCCAAACAATATTAAGTACGCACAATATGAACTAGCTAGAGCATTAGCAAACGACACAGATGCTATGACAGGCAATACGGGAACAGATGGTAACTTTTCTGAAGTAAAACTAGGAGATATAGAAGTCAAATACAATACTGCAAGTCAGGGAACAGGATCAGTAAACAATATTCTAGATGTTTACCCTTGGCTACAAAGTTATTTAGGTGCATATATACTTGGTGGAGCAGGATCTTTCCAAATGAGGGTAGTTAGAGGCTAATGGCAGGACAATTAGATACATCACTAAAAAACATAGCTAAACAAGTAGTGTCTTTACTTGGGAACTCATTAGACACCTCCATTGTTTACACACGAAAAGGTGTATCTAGCTATAACAACACAACAGGAGAGTATATAACAGTAGACACAAACTATACAATTAAAGTACCTATCGAGTTTGTGCAATCTACTGAAGAATCTGGGTTTCAGGAGAACATTGCAAGACTCTACATTACACCAGACTTGATAGGTGACAATCAACCTTTACTCCAAGATGAAGTAACTCTTACATTCTCTGGATCGACAAGAGGAGCTAAAATAACAAACATTCGCACACTAAAAGGTGGGCAAGAGTATTTATTTCGCATTGACGTAATTTTCTGATGACTTTAGTAAAAGCAAGAGCAGCATTTGAAACCGCAATTAAAGATGCTGTAAATGACGGTGATCCAACTGTAGATATTGTTTTTGACAACACTCCTTTTGCAAAACCAGGTAAAAACAAAAAATATATAATGGTTAACTTAGATTTTACGCAATCTACCACTCAGCCACAGGGAGAAGCAAAATCTTACTATGCAGGAACTATAAGATGTGCAGTTATGACTCCATCTAACAAAGGAACTGCTGCTGCATCTGCTGTATCCGAATTGCTGATAACAGGTCTTACTTCAGTAAATAAATCAACCTACACTGATACTTTTTCTGTAACTCCAAGAGTGGGTGAGATCAATGGTCCAACTTCAGTCACAGCAGAAAACCAAAGTCATTTTATGAGTGTAGTAAACTGCACTTTTACAGCCAATGCGTAAAGATATAAACCAACTTACTAAAGATATAGAAGATGCTATCTTAATGGGCAAGAGCATAGCAGCATCAGAGATTCATTTTACTTTGCAACATAGAAGTCCTTTCTGGACAGGTACTTTTAATAGATCATGGAAAGTACAAAAGGGAAGTCCTGTAGCCGCTACTAAGCCTAGAGAGGGTGATCCTGAAACAGAGGCAAGCGGTAAAGTTCCTAAAAAAGGAGAACTTATACCCACTGAACTAGGCGAGGACTTATACATAGGAAACCAAGTAAACTATGCAGCTTTTGTAATAAATGAGAAAAAGCACCCTGAAGATGGAACTATGTACGAGGATTTATTTCCAGATAAAAATACAACTCCAATACCTAATCAGCCTGATTGGTACGATGTCTACTTAAAAACTTCATTAGAACAGGATCTTGATGAGGGTTTTTCACAGTTTGGTTTGAAGTAGTAAAGACATAAACTGGTCTTTAAGTTATACTACAGAAATAGATATAATTTTTTATGCCAACAACAAGAGCAATCGACAAACTAAAACAGGCTTTTAATGTCGAAGAACGCAATAGCTACGCTATTTTCAAAGGAAAAGAACTTATACTAAAAATATTCTGGTCTCCGTTAACTATAGCTGATAGAGATACAATAAACAGTACATTAATAGCTATGAACAAAGGTAAAGAAGAAGGAAGTTTAGACTTTGCTCTTCAAGTTATTGTTACAAAAGCTGAAGATGAATCGGGTACAAAGATGTTTTCGTCAGCAGATTTACCAGTGCTTAGAAGAGAGATTCCGATGTCAGTTTTGTTAGACATAATGAGTAAAATGCAAGGAGTGGGCGAGGAGGAAAGCCCCGATGCCGTAAAAAGCTAAATTAAAAGATAATTACTTAATTTATTTACAGTTTTTTGTAGCTGAAAAATTAGGTTATACACACAGAGAATTAAGACAAAAAATATCTGTACAAGAGCTATACGCTTGGAGTGCTTATTTTGCTCTTAAAAATGAAAGAGAAGAAGAAGCCTACGAAAAAGCAAGAAGGCAAGCCCAAACACGCAAAGTACGCTAAACTTTTAATATCTGTACTTTTGTAAAAGATTAGTGGCAACCGAGTACGAAGTAAATATAAAACTGAATACTAAAAATCTTACAAACGATTTAAACACTGTTGGTAAGAAAATAGATAGTCTGGGTAAAGCTCAAAACACTAAAGCAAAGAAAGCATTAAGTAATTCAGACGCAGTTCTGAAAAAAGAACTAGCAATATTAGCAACAGAAAACAGGGCATTAAGAACTAAAGGTCAATTAATAAAACTAGAAAAAGATGGAATCAGTTTTAGAAATCAGCTAAACAAATTAGATAATGCAATAAATCTAGCGAGAAAAGGTGAAGTTGATTTCGCTAAAACAATTATACAAAAACAAGAAAGGGCAGGAATACTACGAAGGAACCAATTAGCTACAGAGACAAAAATAACAGAGCAGAAATCTAAACAAGTAGCATTATCAACAGGCATAGCATCTCCTGTATTTGGTAAACCTAGCCAGATAGGATCTCCTACAAATATAGCTGAAATACTGAACAATCCATTAAGTCCAAATTCACCTGTGCAACAGGCTTTGAAAGCAATGGATGATAAAACAAAGTTAGATCAAAAGCAAGCAGAAATAAATAGGAAAAAATCATTAAGTATAGGTAAGGACATAGTTAGTACAAAGATAAAAGAAGGTAAAGCTATTGCAAAAAATGTAGATTTAGAAGCTAAACAACTCGCCAGCCAATCACAAAGACTAAACGCATCATTAGTTCCTCAAGGAGACTTCACCAGATTATCTGACAGGAAATCTAGAAATAGAGAAGGTAGACGAACATTTATGAATAATCCTTTGGCTCGTAGGGGGCTACCGATGCCTACAAAAGGGTTTGATTTTCAAAGTGCTTTAATAAGTGGTGGTTTTCCATTGTTATTTGGTCAAGGACCAGGTGTGGCAGCAGCAGGAGCTTTAGGTGGTGGTGTCGGTGGAATGTTTGGAGGCATGGGTGGATTTGCAGGAGGTATTGCAGCAACAGCAGCAGTCCAAGCCATACAGTCTGCTGTAACCGCAATATCCGATCTAGGAAAAGCCCTTGGTCCGTTTACCAGAAATAGTGAGGCTGCTATAACTGCTTTAGGCTTGGAAGGTTCAGCACAGGAAGCTCGAATAAAGTTAATAGAAAAATCACAAGGAAAAAATGCAGCATTTAACGCAACCATGGAACTTATGGCTAACAGAGTAGGAGATGAAGGGGTTGAGTCAATTACTAAATTTGGTGAAACCACAAGAATGTTAAACAACCAGTTTGCTACTGGTGTAGCCAAAGTACAGGCATTTACATCATCAATATTGAATTTTTTAGTAAAAATAACGGGATATGAAGAAAGCCTTAGAAATGCTGATGTAGCTCAAACTCTTTCTGATGCAAGGGCACTAGACGACCCTCGTGCGTTAGCTTTAGAGGCAGAAAAACAAAATATTTTGAAAGACGCATATAGAACAACTGGACACGGAGGATCCAGAAAAACTCTAAAAATAGGGGCTAAAGAGGCACTTGAAGAACTTGCAGCTAGAGAAAAAATATTAGCAACAATTATAAATACAGAAATAGAGGCAGCTACATTAACAGAAAAATTTGACCAAGCAGCTAAAAAAGTAGGCGAAGAAAGAGATATGACAGAACGAATAATTGAGCTTAGACGAGAAGGACTAAATCCTGAAATTGCAAAAACAATAGCCGAACTAGAAAAACAGGCACAAACAGGAAAAGATGCTTTACAAGCTGAGATAGATAAGTTATTAGAAAAACAAAAGGAGGTAGGTGAACTTAATCCGTTAGATCAAGCAAGACTTACAACTTTAGAAAAACAGAGAGATAAACAAGACGAAATAATAGATGGGATTAAAGAAACCGAAGAAGCCACGCATGACTTAAATAAAGCAGCAGAGGAAACATTAAACGCATTTGATAACCTAAAATCAACGATACAGAATGACATAAAAGATGGAATAAAAGGACTCATAAAAGGAACTTCAACTCTTGCAGATTTAGCAAGCAACGTGGCAGACAGATTTTTAGACATAGCCTTAAATCAGATGTTATTTGGTAACGCAGGAGGTCAGACTGTAACGGGAGGGTTATTCAAGTTTTTAGGATTTGCAAATGGAGGTAGACCACCTGTAGGCAGACCTTCTGTAGTAGGAGAAAGAGGTCCAGAATTATTTGTTCCTGATAGTTCAGGCACTATCATACCTAATCACGAATTAGGGGGATCAACAAATGTTGTAGTAAACGTAGATGCTTCTGGATCTTCTGTTGAAGGAGATGAACAACAAAGTAGAGAACTTGGTCGTCTTATATCAGTTGCAGTACAATCTGAAATAATACAACAGAAAAGACCAGGAGGACTGCTTGCATAATGGCTACGTTTCCCTCAATAAAACCTACATACGGCCAACAAAAAAGATCAGCACCTCTAACTCGTACTGTTCGTTTTGCTGATGGTTATGAACACCGCATACTATTTGGACTAGCACAACATCAAAATCCAAAAGTATTTAACTTCACGTTTGAAGTTTCGGAAACAGACGCAGATACTATAGAAACATTTTTAGATGCTAGAGCAAATGATAGTGATAGTTTTACTTTTACTCCACCTGGAGAAAGTTCATCTTCTGAATTTGTTTGCGAAAACTGGAATAAATCAATACCGTATAACAACAGAGCTACAATTCAAGCCACCTTTAGACAAGTATTTGAACCAGCATCATAATGTCAGTAAACGCATCAGTATTTAGCAGTCTGCAAGACATAAATCCGTCAGCAGTTATTGAACTGTTTACATTGCAGCTATCCACTGCATTACATGGTGCGAATACAGTCTATAGATTTCATGCTGGAAGCAATCTCAATGCAAACGGTAAAATAGTCTGGGCTACCAATGAATATCTTAGATTTCCTATTAAAGCATCAGGTTTTGCGTTTCAAAAAGGACAGTTACCTAGACCAAAAATAAGTATCAGTAACGCAACAGGATTAATTTCATCAATATTGCTATCTGTAAACGAAACAACAACTGGTAATGATTTGACAGGAGCTACAGTAACAAGAATA